AAAATTATTAGGTATTGCGACTATGCACAAAAGCAATGCAGTACCAATCTTCGAAGACGATAAGGAGCACGCTATAGATATAGCACGGATGCGAAGATGAACAGTTCGGGAATACGTCACTCTTTAACTCCTTATCTTTCAGAATGTGACCTCTGTTCCCACCTTATTAAAATTAAATAAAATTATGGCATTAAAGAAAACTAAAAAGAAAATAACATCAAGAAAAGATCGAGTATCAATCGATCAAAAAATGATGGGTCCAGAACCACTATTTACCGAAGAGGATAATACTCTTGGAGAACAACCCGACGGAAAGGTTGGATCCATGTGGGCTACAGCTTCTAGATGGTATGGTTACTATTATGACAATAAACATTATTGTCCGTATGCATATGAATGGCTAGAAAATCAATTAGGTTGGGATGAAGATAAGATCAAGATCTTTGCTAGAGTACCTGACTACAAAACAAGAACTATTGGTAACGTAGGTGTTATTCAATCAAGAGGTTATGTATATTGCCCAGAGCTTATAGAAAAATATACTATCCTAGCTAATGAACTTTATGAAGAAGGATTATTAATTGGTGAGATTAAACAAGAAGCTGCAAAAGAAAAGCCAGTCTTACCTACTATTCAAGAAAGAACAAAAACCAAAGTAATGGAAACCATTTATACAGACTGGGATAACCAAGTAATAGAACAATGGGTTTACGGTAATTATAAAGTTACCTTTGATTGTTTTACAGAATGGAAACGTCATGGCTTAAAAGGTAATGCGATTCCAATGTTTAAAGATCTTATTGATCTGGATTATGAAGTACTAAAAGATGCTTATGATAATAACTGCGATCAAGCCAAAGAAGCTTATGCACATATTACAAAAGCTAATAAAAAGAAAATGCTCAACGTATACGACACTTTATATTTAGACCTTAGTAAACTACAAGATAGCTTTAAAGCGACGCGTAAGACACGTGTACGTGTCCCGAGGACAATGGATCAACAAGTATCTAAGTTAAACTATATGCCTGAAAGTTTAGAAGCTAAGCTAACATCTATTAACCCCGTACATATTCCAACGAAGAATAAGCTATGGGTTTATAATACTAAGCAAGGTAAGTTGGCAGAGTATGTATGTGATTCGGCTTCAGGCTTTGAAATAAAAGGTTCTACAATACAGAACTTTAACCCCAAACTAAGCAAGATAACCAAATTAAGAAAACCTGATGATATCTTACCACAGATACTAAACAAGACAGAGCTACAGATAGCCAAGGTATGGAAAGGTTTAACAACAACAATTTATGAACCAACAGGACGAATTAATAACGACTGTATTTTAATGAGAGTAATATAATGGATATATTGAAAGAGAAGATAATGACAAAGAAAAGGTTTAGCACCGCCGTTGAAGAGCTGGTAGTTAAAAAGAACTTTTCTTATATGGATGCAATGAATTTCATCATAGAAAAAAGAGGAATGGATTATAGCAATATAAAGAAACTTCTATCTGATTCTTTGAAAGAAAAAGTTACAGCAGAAGCACAGGACTTAAATCTAATTAGGGATAAGAAAGGTAATACATTACCCGTATGATGCAACCCTTCGATGCTTACAGTTTATATAACTCACTTAAGTTGCACTTTGAACAAGATTCATATGATGCTATTAAGTACAATTTTAAATCAAACGTAAAACCAAATTCATTCTTTGCAAGGAAAGATAAATACTTCTTTGCCAAACTAGCTAAGACTTATGATGATAAACTCATGCAGTATTATATAGCTAACTTTAAGAATGGTGTTAGTTACGTTGGGGATATGATTAATGAAAACGGTGAACATCATTTTAAAGAACATACAAGAATTCACGAATCGCTAACACGTGAGTTTGAAAAAGATATAAATAGATTAGTAGATATGGATATAGAGTTTGATCAGTTCTTTGTAACTAAACAAACCCATCCATTGATAATAAAATTATTGATGAGAGAAGAAATCAATCTGGAAACAGTTGTTATTCTCGATTCAATTTTAGGGTTTATGAACCGTGAAGGATCTAAGATAACTGAGACAATTATTTGGCCAGATATCTATAGAAAGATTACTAAGTATAAACCCTTTGTAAACTTTGATAAAAGTAAATGTGTAAACATTATCAAAAAGGGGTTTACAAAACCATAGAAGTGTGGTATAATATACTCTTATATAATGCATAAAGTGGATAATTCAATAATACAATGTACATGGAGAAATAAAAAATGTCATTCGAAAACCTAAAGAGCACGCGAGGCTCGTCTATCGACAAACTCGTAAAAGCAGCAGAAGCTGTATCCACCCCAAAAGCGGACAACTCATCTTATGGTGATGATCGTCTTTGGAAACCTACTAGAGATAAAGCAGGAAACGGTTACGCGGTAATCAGATTCTTACCTGCCAGCGAAGGTGAAGATCTTCCTTGGGTAAGATACTGGGATCACGGATTCAAAGGTCCTAACGGTCTATGGTATATAGAAAAATCTTTAACCTCAATTGGTCAACCTGATCCAGTTTCGGAAACGAATACTGTGCTTTGGAATACTGGTAGAGACGAGGATAAAGCTACTGCTAGAGAAAGGAAAAGAAGGTTACATTATGTGTCAAACATCTTAGTAATATCTGATCCTGAAAACCCACAAAATAATGGAAAAGTATTTCTTTACCAATTCGGTAAAAGAATCTTTGACAAAGTTATGGATGTTATGCAACCACAATTTGCGGATGAAAATCCTGTCAATCCATATGATTTCTGGGAAGGCGCTGACTTCAAGATTAAAATCAGAAAAGTTGATGGCTGGGTAAACTACGATAAGTCGGAGTTCTCAACCCCATCAGCATTATTTGATAGTAATGAAGCAGAGCTAGAAAGCGTATACGGGAAACTGCATAGTCTAAGTGATTATACAGATCCTTCTCAATACAAATCTTATGATGAACTTAAAGCAAAACTTAATAGAGTATTAGGTACTGACGCTGGAATTACTGCCGATATGGCAACTATGACTACTGCGCCAATTCCTACTATGGAACAATCGCCTCAAGCAGAACCAGCCCCAGTAATGGAAAGCTCTTCTGATGAAGATGATACGTTAAGTTACTTTAATAAATTAGCTAACGATAGTTAAGCTTAATTGACTAAAAGGTCGTTTGGAGAGATCCACTCGGCCTTTTTTTTTATCTACTGGTTACTGATGCCAGCGTACTTGTGGCTTTTGTGATTGGTGATTGAACTACGTTTGAGGTAACCCTTGATACCGAAGAAACACTTCCCCCTGTGTTCTGTTGGATTACCGTAGCAACTGATGAGGAACCTTCTTTTTGCCCTGCAGAATTACTATCAGACATTGCTAATATCTTTTCACCTGCAATTGTCGGATTAGGTTCTACTTGAGACATTAAATCCGCTTCAGACATGTTTGCCATTTTTTCTAATTTAACCTCTTCCGCAGACATCCCGCCATCTCTTTTATCATTATATTCAGCTTGTGCTTCATTCTTTGCTTTTATCTCAGCTGCTGCTGTTGCACCTCTGTCAGTTTTAAGTCCTGCTCCTATAGCATCTAATGCAGATGTATCAAAATCATCTCCTAATAGCCATTTAGCTGCTCGCTTACCTAAGAAGCTTATCATTTTTCTAGGTATGAATGTAATTCCATTTACGATCATTGATAAGAAATCAACAAAGTATAACATTGCAACCTTTAAGGTGTCTATTATACCTGCACCTGGCCCTAATGAACTTTGTAAAGCTTTAAATCCAAGATATAATCCACCAATTAATGCTACGATTAGTAACACCGGAGCTAGAATGACACCTATTCCGCCAACGGCAAATCCCATGGCTGTTCCCATTGCAGTTAATCCGCCAACCAATGTTGGTATAAATGTACCAAGCATAAAGATACGAAATACTCTTGCTGCCTTTAATGCTGTTCCTAGGAATTTAATAATCTTTCCACTAAACAATAATACTATACCACCTATTATAGAACGGAATACACCAATATTTTTTTCGAACAAGTATGCAGCTTCATCTGAATCGCCACTAATCACAGCTCTTACATATTCAAATATCTCTGAAATCTTTGCTATAGCTGTTGTAATACCTGCTTGAAATGTTTCTGGACTAATAAACATTAAAGCTAATCCTGTTAAACCTGCAACAAACCCTGCTGTTTTAGCACCTGACATAACCGCACTATCTAAACTACTTCCAAAGCTTTCCATTCCTTCAGCTATCTGCGTTAGTCTAGAGTTAGCTTCTTCGTTTAACTTCTGAGCTTCTCTACGATTCTCTTCTGATTCAGCACCCTTTTTTATTTCTTCAATTTGTTCTTGAGCTGCTTTAATTAAAGGTAAATTAGCTTTAGTTATAGGAAGAGCAAGAGCTTCGTTAGCTTCATTATAAGATTTTTGTAACTGCTTTGTCTGTTGGGTAGAGTATTGTCCAAACGTTCCACCTAAATTCTTAAGTTGTTTACCTAAATCTTTATTTAATGTATCGCCTTCCGTAAGTTTGGTTTGTCTTTCAATTCTTTTTATGACACCTTGTATACCCGCTAAGTTCTCTTTTGTAGCTTGTTCGTCTTTACTTCCGTGTTTTTCTATTAGGTCAGAAGTATCTTTGTTTATAATAGCAAGTTCAGCTAATCTATTACCAATAGCAGCATCGTTTTTTGACCCTTTTAGTAATTTAGATGTTTCCTCTAGGGACTTTTGCATTGCTGCAGCATCT